GAAAGGCTGATCTATGCCGTTTGCTAGGGGCTGCGCAGACAAAGGTCGATCGCCTGGTCGACTTTGAGCACAGCTCTAAAATCGAGCAGGTAGAAGCCGCATTGGCCGCACTGGGCAAACGCCTGAAGGTGTCAGCCGAGGCAGCCTGAATACAAAGGCCGTCAGATGGCGGCCAAACGCTGAGGAGCAGCGGTGAAATGGTTTACTCGGCCTTGTGGATGTCGATGTAGTACTCAGCACCGACTTCAAGCTTGGCCGCGACCTGCGCAGTAATGCTCAGCTGGATTTCGCCGTATGGGGTGAGTTTGCCGAAGATGGCATTCTCTTCGCACGGATCAGCCGACCACACGGCACCGAGGCGCACGCGCTGCTGGCCTTCGGGCTCAGCTTCGACTTGTGGCCAGATATTGTGGCAGATCATTTTGCAGCGCACGGTTGTGCTCATGTCGCACTCCTGGGTGAGTGCAGGTTTTGTGTTTCAGTCTTACGCCTGCGGAAAAGTCGGCTCCAGCAGCACTCCCAGCTCGGAGCAATGGGTGTGGTGGAGCCGAAAACGAAAAAGCCCCGGCAAATGCCGAGGCTTGTAATGGGTGCAGATGGCCGGTACTGATCCCCGGCTTAGATTTCCCGAGTTGGCATCACCAACTTATGCTCCAGACGAAAATCCGGCGTGAGGCTATCCGTACTTAGGCGATTAACTCTGTCCGGGATAGCGCATCTGGTACGCAACGCATCAGCCTGCGCATTCATCTGCATTACAGAAAGCAAAAAGCCCAACTCAGGGTCGGGCTTTGCTCGCGGAAAAACCGCAAAGTAACTGAAATCTATATATAGGCCCCGGTCCTGTCAAGCAGCCTCTCGACGATTATCTAAAGCCCCATCAATCCATGCAATTCCAGCTTTCCAGAGCTGCCTGGTCTTCTCCTCACCGAACCCCAGTTTCTTGCCAACGTCGACCAAGGCCTTGTCTCGAGAGGTGTAGTACTTCATCAGGACATTGCCGCACTCCGGATAGCGCTTCAGCAAACGCCCCATCAGGCCATCGATCATCAGGGCATCGTCATCAGTGATCATCGGCGTGTGCAAGGTGTTCTCTCGAGATGCGCAGCAGGACACCCCAGACCCCAACACGACCCACCGGCCCCAATGCTCCAACAGGTCTTCCGATGTGCGCTCGGTGAAGCTCTTCGTTCTGGCCATTGATCAATCCCCCGTGAAATTCGATCCGCCGGCACCGCGACGGTTGTTCTGTTCGTATTGTTCGTGGGCACCGCCCTGTTGCTGCTTTGCCCGGGCCAGCTCGGCGGCCATGTTGCGCAGCTTCAAACTGAGTTGCTGCACCAGGTCGGGCAGAGGAATCGCCTCACCAGAAGTGGCGCAGACCCAGCCCGAGGCATTGCACTGGCTGCAATCCAGCTGATGGAAAACACCGCTGATCACTGTGGCGCCGCGGCAGATACCGCACACCATCAACGGCTTCGCTTCTCGGCGAAATGCCGGACCGTGGCTCTTGTTCAATTTGCAGCCCTACCCTTCTTTTGGCGCAGCCATGGACGAGGCGCTGAAGGTCGAACGCGGCGCCATGCGCTACCTGCGATTTTCCGACCAAGAAAGGCCATGTGCGTGGCGGTATGACCGACCTGCGCCCAACCCATTACGGCGATTTCCACTCGATTGACCGCGACATCGGAAGCGGCGACGAGGTCCATTTCTGCGGTTTTATCCATTTTTTAAACCTCGCCTATGGTTGATTCTTGAAGGCCCTCGCAGGCCTTGTGCTCCGTGGCTTGCAGCGGTTTACCCGAATTTTCGTTTCTACCTTCCTCCAACCCGTGAATCAGGGCAAAACCTTTCAGGTCTAAATGGGCGTGCCACAATTCGAGGGCGGCGCGCTTGCGCTCCTCGACGGTGGTGTGGATGTAAGCCTGTACGTTATGGCCCATGGCGTGGTTGATCAGCATCTCGCCAATCAGGAAGTCGATCCCCAGGTCGGCCCACCCGGTCCTGGCCAACTTGCGCAGGTCGTGACTGCTCCACTCGCCCTTCCCCAACCCAGTGAACACGGCACTGGCCTGGCCTTCACTCATGCCCTTTCCACTGTGGGAGCGAAACAGGCAATCGCCGTCGTAATGGCTCGCCTGTTGCGCCGCGCGGTACCGGATTAGAAGGGTGCAGACTTGATCGGTCAGTGGGAGCGAGTGTTCGACGCGGGTCTTGGTGTTGCCTACCGGCAGGTACCAGGTGCGCTCGGCGAGACTGATGTGCGACCACTGGGCTTTGCGGGTTTCGCCGATGCGGGTGCCGTGACACAACATCATCAGGGCAAGCATGGCCGGCTGGGGATCGAACTCGAACAGCTCATGCAGTTGGCCCAGCAGACCCTCGATCTGCACACCACGAAGGCGCGCTGGCTTGGCCTTGATCTTGGTCTTGGAGAAGTCGCTGAATTTGATGCCCGTCATCGGATTGGCCGGGATCAAACCCAACGTATGCGCCTGCCGACATGCGACCACCAGCAGACCGAAGATCAGCCGGACGAACTCCAGCGACAGCGTCTCCTGCAGCGGCCACATCAGTTGGGTGTCGAGGGTGCCGTGACGGACATCGGCAATCGCCAAATCACCCACGCGCGGAATCAGGTGGCACGCGATGGCTGACTTGCCCGTGGCTTTGCGCTTGTCGGAGAGGTTGCGGTCGCGGCTCATGCGGTCGGCGTACCAGTTCAGCAGCTCGCCCAGCGTTGACCACGGCGATACGGTGGCACGCGCTTCCGGGTCGGTACACAGCCGCATACGCAGGTCAGGCAATGCCGCCAGCACCGCTTTCGCCGACAGGTCCGGATATGCGCCAATGCGGTTCCACTTCTTGCGAACGACCAAACTCCACGTTCCGCGCGGACGAGCCTCGGTGAAACGGAAGTAAAGCCCTGGGTGCCGAGGGTCACGCATCAGCACGGCGGCCGGATCATCCGCACGACGGCGAATCTCGGCATCGGAGAAGGCCACGGTCATTGTCATGCGGCCACCACGGTTGGAGCCATGCGAAGGTAGGCGCGGATCTGCTCCATCGCGTCGAAGTGGCCACGGCACACCACGGCGAGATACCCCTGGTCATTCAGTTTGCGAATGCGTTCGTGCTGGCTGTCCGAGATCGCGGCGTCATTGGGCGGTGTGGCCTTGAACTCGATGTACAGGCCAAAGTAACCACCGCGCGCCATGGTCAGCACCAGGTCGGGGATACCCGCCACCACACCCTGCTGCTTCAGTTTTGCCGCAACGGCCTTGTGACGGTGCCCACCGTTCGGGACGTGATAGATCAGGTCGGCAACAGCCGGCATACGCGCGCGCAGTTCGGCCATCAGTGCGGCCTGCTCAAGACCTTCGCGGTCGACGGGTTTTGCACGCAGGGGCGCCTGCTTGAACAGCTTTGGCGTGAACGGCTTCATCGGCGATCACCCCGCATTTTCTTGTACCGGTCATTGAGCCGACGACACACTTCGTAGAGCGCCCAGCAGGCGAGGATCATCAGGACGAGTAAGGTTCTTGGGTCAATCATGCTGCCCCCTTCACGGTCAGTATTCCGGCCCGGATCAAGGCCTCGTGTGTTTCAGCGATGGCGCGCGGCATATCCTGCCAATCGATCTCGCCGGCGGCGCGGCCGTCGATGACGTCGTGGCAGGCGCTGCACGCATAAACGGCGACGGTGTCGAAGCCCTTCATGCCCATTCCCTTCTGCCCGCATGGCAGGTGAGCGAGCACCGTCGTGGCTGGGTCGAAGTTGCAAGCGTCAGGCGAGCGGACAGTGCATTCCTGGCCGTTGGCCGAGGCGCGGAGTTTCTTCGAGGTCACGCGCATACTCGCTCCCCGGTGATGACGTCGATCACCTCGAAATATTGTGGCCACATGGCGCGGCCGAACTGAAATGCGAGCAACTGCTGTTCGAACAGCGCGACGGCACGATCTGGCTTATCGGTGAGTTCCACCTTGTAACCGCAGCTGTGCACGGCGAAGCGGTATGCGGCAGGATTCGTCGGCGCAAGGCGAGAGTTAGGCACGTGCACCGCCCAGCTTGGCGCGCATTTGAGCCAAGGCGTCTTTCCCGACTTCCGGCGTCACCTTCGCCTCGGTGCGCGCGGCGATCGCCTTGGGCATAGACTGGAGCGGCAAGCCGGCGAGCAAGCGGCGAATGGTGATGGTGTAATTCCGCTCGAACAGCTTGAGGCTGAGCGTGGTGTCGAGTTTGTTCAGGCTTTCGAACCCGCACTCCTTGGCTGCGTGCCATACCGCGTCGTGCGACCACTTCCCCTGCCCCGCCATGCCCGGATGCGCATTGCGACAGGCTTCCCGGTGTGCGGTGGCAAGCGGCGGCAGGCCAAGCATTTCGGGTGT